GAACTGGGTACCCCGGAATGGGGCCCACATAAAGTGGGGCTAATTAGGTGCAACGTATCCTGAGGAAAACGCATTTTATTGTGTTTAGGGCGCCATAAGGGCGCCTGGCTCTATAAAGATACCAAATAGCAGCTAATTAAAGCCAAGAAACCGACTTAACCTAGTGTGAGCGAAAATAGACTCATGGTGTCCGACAACTGGTGCTATGCGCCTAGTAGGAGCAATATTACCTAAGTAGTCAATAGCCAAAGGCCTAAATGCGTCTCGCTGGTAAGCTGGGCCACCGTCAGGTAGGCCAGCACCATGCAAGAGTCCCTTATCACGAAGTATATTTAAAGCAGAACGCGCGGAGTATAGGGTGTCACGCCTATTGGCGACAGCCAGGGCAGACAAGGCAGATTTAGTCTCATCGTCGTGGCTACCACGCAAATTACCCCCGCGTTCGGTTTCCTAGCGCCGTCTCTCTGGGTCAGAGGCAGCCTTGCCCGCTTTGGCCATTTTGTCTAGGCTTTCACTGCTAGCCGTGGGAACCTCAGGTGTTACCAGGTTAGCAACCGTATTAAGGGGCCACCTAGTGTAGTAAGATCCGTGGACTGAGACAGTATAGTCCTGATTAGCCGGCGGTGGATCGATTAAAACACACACACACGACATAGGACGCTCCGTTTCAGAAGTGGCACCGGGCCAGGTAGCAACATGCTCCATAAAGGTGTCCAACGTATCAGGCCCCTGGTAGTTGTTGAAATTCTCATATTCAACTGTGTCAGCGATGTGGCTGAAGAATTCCTTTTGTGAACTGAAATCGTTGCCGGAAAAGGCAGAACAATCAGGATGATCACGAATAGAGGAAGCAACAGTAGCCCACTGTGCAGAAGTCATGAGAGAAGGCTGGTTTGCTAGAAACAAACGGGAGTCGGAATTGAGAACGAAAACACGTCCACCCCGACTAAGGGAAGGAGTGACGTTCACGATACCAACACCAGCTTTCATTGCTCGTATCCCGGTAGGGGACGCGGCAGTGCCTGCAGCAGAGTTCAACAAAGCAATGGTCTGTATAAAAGAAGTAGTCGTGGCGACATTATTCACCGTAGTGGTAGACAAATTAGCCATGACTGTGCCTGAAGTCCCAGTGTTGGTCACGAAATATATATTAGACGTGTATGCCTGCGCCAATACTGGCGTAAACGCTAGCAGCTGCACCTCATTACGCCGCATACCTGTCAGTGCCAATGCCTTACCAACCGAGCGACCGACCGGAATAGGTAGGTGACTAAGTGGCGAGAAAGGACTGAGAGCAGGAGCGGAGGGCATCGCCGTAAGACGACGCATATTAGGTGCAGCACGCAAACGTCTACCAGCAACTGGCGCCTTACGGGCAACAACAGCCGCACGACGTGCCTTCGGCCTAGCTGCCGAGGCCTTCGCCCTGCGGGGCACCGGGGCACGCGCAACTGGGCGACGCGCCATAATCGGAAAATTGTATCAGCAATTTGCTGAAAAGAAGTAAAGCTACGGGGGGGCAAGCCACCACACACTAAGCTTAAAAGAAGGCAATTGAATAAATAAATACAATTGCCGCCCGGGAACGGTCACTGCTGGGACTTTAGCAGAAGGATATACATTTAAGCGCGGTTCTTGTAAATGCAAGACAACAATTTCCTTGTCGCGCTGAGCGTTTGTGAAACTTCAAAGTAGGGAGCTATCCTTAGGGCGCGGGGATGGCCTATTTCCTGGTCGCGCCGGTCGTAGTGATTTAGCGCCTGGTAATGCACTCGGTGAGCACATCCCAGTCGCTGTAGGTTGTCTTATCATCAACGGGATGGGGCCACTTCATGTCAGCACAAATCTGTGCAAACACAGTGGCCTGGGGTGACCCCTGAAGCGTGGAGTACACCCCGTTAGCGGTGGCCTGCGAAATGCCCTTGGGCGCCTTAAGAAAACAATTTGCGAGAATCTTACTAAAAGACCCTTCAGAACGTGTGAAGTTCCAAACAGCACAACGCGTCTCGTTGTTGAAGGATGAGATACTCAGCAAATGACTGTTGAATTCTATCACTCCACCACTAAACATCTTAACTGTTTTGGCGCCTTCGCGCGTGTTCTTCCCCGCAGAATTGAATAACGCTTCATTCTTCGCACCGGTAGCGACCAAATCGTCACCGGCGGCAAGTGCAGACTCGGCGCCGCACGCATACGAAAGAAATCCTCGGATTTTGCCATTATCACAAGACGTAGACAACATTCCAGAGGGCATAATGCCATAAAACTGGACTTCATAAAGATTTCCAGCTATGGCTATGCAATGTTTGGCCTTGCAGTAGGCCAATGCGTAGATCAGCTCCTTAGTCACAAAAGCAACTTTGGGGTCTGAACAATAAGTAGAGCAAACCCTAAGGTCTGCTGCTACTAAGAAGTCGTCGATTGTTACGCTCATGTCCCAACCGGACGCATCCTCACTCGTAAGCGTGCCGTCTGAGTTGGAACACATATGTTCAAGGGCCTGCGTCAAACGCCTGACCCCCCGCTCGTCGTGTCCAATTCCAACTGCATTAGTGGTATGCGAATTGACGTCACCTCTCTGATAGGCCTTAACGTCCTCCTTGTTCAACGGGATATCGACTACTGCCTGTACGGCTAAGTCTAACATGCTGGAGATCCAAATATTCCTCCAACGGCCTCCTTCAGCCTTCTCCTCTGAGTGCCCCTCAACCTTAGTAGAAAGTACGTGGGGATCCATAAGACCCTTCTTCACCTTCTCTAGCGGCGTCATGGTAGGCAGTTCTCCACGATTGACGAGCAGAGCAATAGCTCTCAAACAAGTAAGTCTCCACAACTTGTCAGGATGCCTCTTCCAAACACCCTTAGGCCCGTCTAACACAACGGACGACCATCCAGCCGATTTCTCACCATCAGTGGTGTCCAACCAGTTAGTGAAGGTCGTGTGCATTGTATTTTCAATGTGAACTTTTGCGCTAGACCCTAACATCTTATCAAAAGCATAGTCAAGCGTCTCGGAGTCGAAGCTGTCCAAATTACCCTTGCCAACTCGCTTGGCCTGGGTCTTCAAAGAACTGAAAACTGCCTCATCGTTCTCAGGAGGCAAATAATAAGAAGTGGGCCTCATCGGGGTAACACCAGGTCTGTTGGCATTCACAACATTGCAAAATGCCTGGGACAGATGCTTGCCCTTCAAATTTTCCTTCTCACCTTTCTTATTCATTCCATTAGGCACCTTACCTGTGCCTTGTTTGGTGCACCTGCCAACAAGCTTGAACACGCAGCGGCCGCTTTCATCCTTAATGTCCTCCATGAGGTCACCTTCGTCGTCAGGCAAAGCACCAATGGAGGAACTGGTATCCTTAAATCCAGTATACGCTGCATGCACCATCAACTCTCTATGATAATGAGTAGACTCCCACTGTTCGACCGTAAGGTCTTTAGCGAGGTACAACGCTCCTTCGAGATCGTTCTTGTTAAGGCATTTCTGCATGGCTGCTGGAATGTTATCATCAACCCTAACACTGGGTGCACCACTGGGAGGTGGGGGGGTTGGCTTTCCACTCACCTCGCTATACTCCTCGAGCGACTCACCGGATCCGCGAACACCGCGGTCCCAATGAACGGCACCAGTTTTAAGCGCCTCAAGATGGATAGGCTTACCAATGGGAGAAGGATACGCATCTAAAATATGCGCTACTAAATCAGGCTGCGCAAGAACAGCCTCAACTGACTCAGCGATAGTGGCATTAGGTTGTACAGCTACAAACCCAGGTTCCAGAAACACAGCAACGTGCTCTTGAACCTCAATGCCCTCGTCAATCGGAATGGTAACCTTAGGACCGGAATAGACGTCCTGAAAAGGATCGGCGACACACTCGGTACGCACACCAACAAAATCCAAATCCTCGAAGGGAGTTGGATTAGTCGAATTGTCATTCGGGTCAAGCAAACGAGTAGTGTACAAGCCAGGCGGTGCCCCAGCACCTCCCGACCCGCAAGCGACCTCATTCTTGAACCTACCCCAAGCGGCAACACTCTTCTGACCCCTCTTCGTGAGCAACTTCTTGTTCAATGTTCCTTGCTCATTCCCTGTATGATCGGCGAGCTGGTCCAACGAATGTTGTAAATAAGCTTCCTGTTGGTCTGCTTCGTCGTTGGCGTAGAAAACATTACGGTCAAATAACGTGCGCTGGTTGCGCGCGTTCTGTTTCCCCCGCTTTGTATTGGACTCGTTGCCGTAGATGGCGTCAATAGCAACGCTAACAATGCCCTTATTCGCATGATCCTTAACCTCCTCAACAAAGTGACGCCTCGACTCAGCCTCACTAGCTTTCACCTCCACTTCAAAAGTGGGTGTGGGCACAACATGAACTAGTCGCATCAACTGCAAAATGGTGGCAGCGTTGATAGCAAGGTTGTAATGACCAGGCAGCCCACCAAAGTGGGACGCTGCGACCTTGGACGAATGATATCCGAGCGCAGAGGAATCCCCATGCCCGGTGCTGCAATTGTGCGTCAAAACCCCGTCAATCCCATTTCCGCCGTCGACAAAAGTGCCGCTGTGGGCAAAAGTGCCCTTGTCGTTATGGGTGTAAAAAGTAATGGGGCCCGACTGCTCGAAACTTAGCATACTGGCCTTCAGCGGGGTGACCCCCAAATCTGAGGCCCAATTGTGCGGCACAATGCAAACGGCAATATCGTCGACGGTACCACCCAACTTGCGCAAATTCTTCTCAGATCCTGCGAATGGGTAATGCCAAACAACGGAAGCCGAATGCCAAACACCTGGCTTGCTAGATACGATACTTGACATAGTCCCGAGATTGGAGCCAATGGCTAGCGCAACATGGGCATTCGTAACACATAATAAATGGTTGTTGCCCTTGGAATCCTTAGTCAATGAAGACATAAAGAACCCTTGGGCTGCAAACTCCCTGTCACAAACCCCAAAGTTCAAGCTAGCGCTGTCGTTGTCAAGATAACCGTTACGCAACATACCAAGGGCAACGCCGTGCTTAGGCGCCTCCCTGGCTGAAACCTTAATCTTCGGCAACCAATGCGACATGGCAACTTCGCCGTGTACAACAGTTGGGTAAGGTATGATATCATACTTCACCTTGCCGTCTGAGGAAGAAACGGGTACTATCTTGTAAGGTACCCCGTTCTGAGTCACGTACCTCTCACCATGAAGTCCTAAACCCTGTTTGTTAAATGCTGGCATGACTCCGTTAATGATTTCACAGCAAAACTCAGGAGTAGTCTTGAGCACATCTTGCCACATTTTGTTGCGAATTGCAAGTGAAGTCGTAGAATGACTAGTCGACAACCCTTCAAGATCGTTCCTCAACGTGGCATTCTTTGCAAGCCGCTCATTTCGCTGCAAACGCCAATCGTGGCAAGTAGAGCGGAAAAACAAGCAGCCTTTCTTCACGGTGTTATAACACACGAGGGTAACTGGTTTTAAGCAATGCTTATAAGTCTTATACGTAGCATAGCACGAAGCAGACAGGGCGGTAACTGCAGTTTGCGCTTCCGCGGCAACAACAAGAGCCGTTGGGCTGACGTGTAGAAAACCGGCGGTGGCGACAAC